TCATCAATTGATCCTTCATACCCAGAAGCACGAGCTGCTCTACCCTGCTTATCAGCTTTCTTTCTAGCTCGTTCCCTGGAAGACTTACTATCAGGATCATAATAATATTTTTTACCTTGACTACCCCACCGACAATAATATCCATTTGAATCTTTAAGACCACATTTTGTTGGCATATCTAACTCGATGTAATTAAATTATCGCCATCTTCAAACTCAGGAATAGCAGATTCCGTTGCTATTTGTCGTTTACCTCGTTTATATGTCCTGAGAACATATTTTCTAATTGTAGTTTTAAACCAATCCAAATCAGATGAACCAGAAGGAACAGGAAAAACTTTAAAATACCCTTCTTTTAATTCATCAATATATCCATCTGGTAAAGTAAAAGTTATATCAACCATTCTAATACCTCTTATTACTAATATGAACATGAACATGGTCCAATATAGTTCTTTGAGTAGTATTAAATTCTATATTGTAACCAAGAATTTTTTTACATCTATATACTACATCACTCCATATTTTAGGATGGATATAGTCAACATGGTCACGTATAACAACCATTGGATCATTACATGACTTACATTTAATTATAACATAATTACTGTCATTTATTTTATCAATATGAGGATAATATAATTTAGTATTAATATTATCTTTAGGATTGAGAAATATTTCGCATAGCGGACAACCAGATACTAATATGTTATCTAGACTCATTTGAATCATCTTCTAGAAAATGGATAGTCTTCTGTTTAGAATCTTTATCTCTTATAAACACTAAATGATTACCTAAATTAGCATTTGCATTCCATTTACACTTTGAACACTTTATCTTATAGTTTTCGCATATCGTTATCCATGAACATGATATATTATCTATATTATCACCTAATCTTTGAATTACTACAAGCTGGGTGAGTTACTATTGCACAGCCAACGAAATCTAATTCGTCAGCAAGGATTATATTCTTTTCGAAGTCATAAATATCATTACTTGCAACTTCAACTGAAAGACCATTAACTAATCCTGCATCAATAGACGCAATAGCATCTTTACCTTGAGTAGTCTTACGAGTAATTCGTATATCACCCTTAATTGCTCCATTAGTGTAATATACATTTTCTACCCATCCAACTCTCTTCAGAGCCTCCCAAGAATGATCTAGATTAAGGAATTGTCCAGACCAATTAGTACCATAATTTTTTAGTACATCACTGGTATATCTTACTGGTGCTTGAGTAACAGAATCAGTCCAATCTCCACTTGTAATAAAGACTACACCTTTATATATCTTATCATCATCACCAGACTTGACAATTATTCCATCCAAATACTTGAAGGGCATATTATGTCGATGTGTTACTTTCATCATCTTCCTCCTCATCAACTATCGGTTCCTTTTTATCCTCCTTACCATCTTTAGGAGGTCCACTTGGGACATCCTCCATATCTTTACGTGGAGGAAATCCAAACATTGCTCGTATTTCATTACGAGTAAATGGCATTTGTCCAGCTTGATTAGTATAATGTAACAAATTACCTAACCATTTTGAACGTTGTGCCTCATCTTCTTCAGTGACACTTTTAAACTGTAAGAAAACTATATCAGGATCCATTCTATTTTTCTCTAGATATGGATTAAATAACTCGCCTCTAATAACCTGAGCAAGTTCATTCTGAAAAGCTTTAATCATACGTTCATATAATATAGCCTTCTGTCTTGCAGTAGCTTCAGTACTACCTTTACCAAGACCAAGTGCCTCTTCTGGACACATAAGACCAACAGTTAATTGAGTTTGGAAATAATTGAAATATTCTTCTACTCCTTCAATACCTCTTTCATCAATAGTTTCTAATTTAACCATCCAAGGTACAACAAATTCATTCTTCTCACCAATATCTTCTAACTCCTCTTTAATGTCATCCATAACATCATCAGGAGGAATAGTACCATCTTTTTCAGAACCAACAGTAGCAACCCATTTTTTGGTTCCATGTCTCTTAATAGCATTAAACAATGCTTCATCTGTCTGTACTTTACGGTTAATAGTATCTACATTAGGAGCAATCATAGATACACCATACGGTGAACTAGGTATTTCAAAGAACCTGATATGAATAATATCTTCAGGTTTTAATTTCTTATTTACTCTTCTTCCACCAATCTCTTGATAGAAACCTTTTATGATACCAAAATTATCATATTCAATAAACATAGTACGAGGATCAACATTCTTCAGACGAGATATTTCTCCTTTACGATTATAGACCTTCTCAAGAAATGCATCACCAAATATCAACGTATACAATGTTGCTGTACGAAATGATGTTTCAATATTTATTCTGTTGCATAAATCAGTTATAAGCTTTTTAGCTTTAGGATTTTCGGAGTGAATCGTATATCCTGTCATAGAAGTATTCCAAGAAGTACTATTAAGTGATGAAAAAACATTTCCTTCTTCACTATAGTACTGCCAATACTTCTTTAAATTAGTAGGAGTTCTTTCTGAACTAGTAGGACTAAATGATTTAGTAGACCCAGTACGAATAACTGTCTTAGGTTTACCTTCTTCAGTATACCATTTTATATGACTAGATAATGGATTTAGTCTACTTATTAAACTTGCCATCTTTCTGTTTACCTCTTAATTCAATTTCAATTGTTGTAACGAATCGTTCATCAAACTTTTCACTATCAACAATAATATCATAACTTGAATCATCTACATATTCACGAATTAATATTGCTAAGACATTAAGTGCCTTCATACAATGATTTCCTCGTGCAATAATCTTAACCTTACCTTCTGTGCCTAAAGGATAGAATGCAGTATAGAGATATTTGTCTAAATCTTTATTGCCAATAAGAACAATACCATCTGCTTCCATTGACTTCCTCCTTATATCTTCTTTAGCTTATATGTTTTTCTAGCAACCATAACATCAGCCACTCTACCCCAATCAATTAACTTACCTTCTTGTGATACCTCAATAGCAAACGAAAGACTATCTATACAGTCATCATGTTTTCCTCTTGGATACATTTTGAGTTCATCAACCAAATGGTTTAGAGATGGATTTAAATACACTCTTCCAGTCTCAAACAATACAGATAATCTATCTGTTCTTGTTTCTCTGTCATTTGCTCTAGATGATTTAATTGGTACAATAGGTAAGTTAGGATTCTTCCTTTGTACATCACTTACTTCATGTTTCTGTTGTGCAACAGATTCCATACCAATCTTTGAAACATTCCACTTGTCATCAAGAGCTTTCATTATTTCAAATTGTCTGTTAGTTGGTGAATGAGTTCTCGTTTGGTCAAGAACATAGATATCTCCTATCTCATCTTTTCCTATAACGGTAGATACTCCCCAATCACTATTGGTTTCTTCCCCACCTAAATCAACACCAATATATTTTTTTAATCCTAATGGAACTGAGCCACCAAGCTTCCTCCATTTGTTAATAGCAGTATCAATCCATTCAGGTTTGAACTTTGCTATTGAAGATGGAATAATAGTATTTTGATATTGCATCCAAAATGCTAATTCACCTTGATGCTCACGTATAAATTTTAATGTAATAGTATCTTCAGGAATTCTATTCTGTGGTTCCAACTCATCATTCATATTACGAATCATTACTTCATCCCAAGGAAGATGCTCAGGCCATAACACCTTAGCAGGTTTGCCTTGTTCAACTTCAACAGGATTTATTAATGCCTGATATCGTAATGTCTGATATCCAGGTTTATTCATCAGATAGTTATGAATATCATCTTCATGCCATCTGGTTCCAATATTAATAACCTTTGTATGACTCATAAAGGTACCAACAAGTTCACTGTCATACCATTTCTCTAAATCTCGTCTTCTTCCTTCAGTACGAGAATTATCATCATCAGTAATATCATCTAATACAACCAAATCAAAGTGACTACCAACAATAGCAGAAGACACACCTAACACTTTAAGTGTAGCATCTCTACCCATTATGTCAGCATCACCAATTTGTTTAACACGAATCTGACTTCGTGACCACTCATGATATCCTTTAAACTCACCAAAGATATCAATAAGTTTTTGGTTGTTAGCTAAATTACTTTGGATAAAAGTCATCATATCGTTAGCTTTATCTTGATTGATAGTAACAATAAGAACTCTTACCTTTCTATCACGTGCTATTCTCCAGATAATATAAGAACCAACCATTAAGGTCTTACCATGTCCTCTTGGAGCTAATAACACATTAAATTTATTATTCTCAAATGCATTAAGCCATTCCTGATGAAAATATTCACATTTAAGCCCAATAATATCACGAGTAAATGCAACAGGATCATTCAGATACAGCAATAGCTTCTTTTGATTGTCGTCTAATCCAACTTTCTCTAATAGATTCATATGAAATAATACATATGGAGAGATTTTGTCTCTCCTAAATCTTTATAACCAAAGCGATATATATCTATATACTAGATTATTCTACGTCTTTAAGGTATTTACCGAAAGCACCAGCAAGGACACCTAGGAACAAACCAATATTTTCCCAAGCAAGAGTGGGGAAAATACTCATATCACCTAGAAGATAACCGATAATGTATCCTACGATACCTCCAAAAATACCCCCGAAAATCATTTTCAAAACAGGATATTCCATATATATCATCTCCTATTATTAAGACATAAATCAGACATACTAAGGGGGTTTATGTTACTGTTGAACATTGAAAATATATTGACGCATAACAACAAGAACCCTCTCAAATATATCTTGTTGTGAGATAAATATGTTTCTACGTTCCCCTTTTACTTGTGTTATGTTTCTACGCAAGGATCACAAGATTCCTTATCAGTGTCTTTACCGTCATTCCAGTGTTTCCAGATATTCTGAATAGCACTCAAAGCAGCAATCAATAATGGTATGTAAATAATTGCTTCTGGTGGCCATTCGTAGTCCTGAATAAATTGTATAGAGTATGGTAAGATAATACCAACCAAAGATGTACCGTATGCCGTTAAGAATTTCTTAAGAGTAATCCAAGGATCATAACATTCTCCTGATGTTACAACCTCTTTTATTGTTCTTTTTGGTATGTTAATCATCCTCCTTAGCTACAACTAAATCTACTATTTTACTTCTACATGTTGGACAAAAAATATTTGACATTGTCATTAACATCTTATCTACCTGAATTATATTAGCATGTTTAGCTTCTATAACTGGTTTGAATTCATTAAGACCAAATTGAATAAGTGAAGTCCAGTTTTTACGAACCTGTTCTATTATTTTTGTCGTTTCACTAATAGCTTTTAGTTGTGTGTTAATGTTATCTGATTCTTTAGCTTTAGAAAGCAACACCTTAGCTTCACGAAGAAGGTCATGAACTTCATCATCTAAATCATACATCTTATCTCTAAACTCTTCACGTATGTTCTCCTCAAGGTTTTCTCCTTTATCCATTCTTTCAATTGCTACATCACGTTTATGATTCTGAAGAAACCTCTGGATACTCATAGCAGATAGCTTACGAAGATCTTGATTATCTGGATGATTCTCTTTAATCTTCCGTGCTACATCCTTACGAGATAAGCCTAAGTCTGTATATTTAACAACTTCATCTTCTAAATTATATTTAATAATCTTATTTACGTTTGCTATATCAATCACCTTTCAAAAAAATATATAGAATAAAGTAATGTTTCCCACCATCTGACCCGTCTTAGCTATGACACACCTATGTTAACGCTTAATCTATATACCTTCATTTATTATATTCGGACATAAGTGCAAATAGACCTATATAAAGCTTTCGTAGTCCAACAGGAGAAACAACCTACCAAAAGGTTTA